ATTTCTGCTTCTTGTATATGTGCATCTCTATCCAGTTGTTTCTGTTCAGCTTCAAACTGCTGTGCCTGTTGCTGTAACTGTATCTGGTGTTCCTGTTCTGCTTGTTGTGCTTGCTGCTCCTGTTGAGATCTTTCTGCTTGTTCTTTTTCGTAACGGTTTTCCATTGCTTTCAGACCGTTTTCGAGATCAACCATATCATCGGCTTTGATAGTTCTGATCCTATCCCAGAGAGTAGTGCCGGTAGTATTGTCTTTGAGCATCATTTGTTTGATGTTCTCAAGGATGTTACGCATACCTACTCTTGTATGACAAGTAACATTTATATCTCTACCTATCAATTCTTCTCCATTGAGCATAAACATTACCTTCTCATCATCTTTGGTTACATACTGTAGACGTATAGAAGGGTTTGTTGATTGGTAGAATTGAGCCAGGTCAGTTCTCATCTGGTGCACTTTTGGCATCAGTTCATCTGAGTGCTGGATAAAGTATTGTTCTGTCTGAGCATATGAAGCAGCAATTGCTTGCTCTATACCTGTAGCAGTTTCTGACTTATCAATAGGTGTACCCATTCTTTGGGGGTTTAGACCTATAGATGACAATGCTTCTTCTTTAATCCATTGAGCCTGTCTGATCTTTGACATGATCCTTTCATGCTGACTCATGTCTATTTTCTGGAAAGGCATCTGTTGAATAGCAGTTTCAGTATTCAGAATAGATGTGTCTATTGGAATCATTGAAAAGTTCTTAGCTGCCAGATAAGCTTTTTGGATATTATTCTCACCCCAATCCTCACCCATTGAATTTTTAGGCAATGTCCTTTGGTCAAATACTATGATGGTACCAAGCTCATCTATTTGAATATCCTGTATCTGATTCAATACCATGTTGTAACCTACCTGATATGGTTTCAGTCTATCTACCAATGATTTGCTTTGAGTATTGTAATCATTAAATACACGACCCTCTACCGGCAATTTGCAACCCCAAGTTGTTTTACTACCTTTAAATTGATACTTCAGTCTGCCAGGAATACCACCGGTCATACCAACGTACATTGGTGCAAAACCTGATGGATTATTCATACCAATAAAACCGGGAATGTTTGGACCTATCTTATAACCACCCCATGATTCATTCATCCAAAACCAATCAATGTGTTCCCCAAAGATCAAGTTATCTTTACTTTTCTCTTTAAAAACTAATGTATTATATATAGGCTTATCTGTTATTTTATAAGTCTCATCTACAATCTCTTGGATAACATTACCAATTTCATCTATCTTAGTTAGGTGACCCATCATACGTTGAGTCTTCCAATAAATAGTAGCAACCCTTACAAGGTATGCAGAATCTGTATCCTGAAGATCCTCATTCTCATCAAGGATCCAACGTATAATATCACCGTTACTTTTATATGTATTGTAAGCACTCATGAACTGCCTCATTCCCACACCCGGACCTTGAGTATTCCATTCATAAGACATTGAAGGATCATAAAATGCACCACTCTCATTACCCATACCGGTTTGTGTGTACATTGCACCTCTTACCGGATAAAGTGAGTTCAGTGTTTCCATCTGATCCTGGCTCATCATCCAGCCGTACTTATCAATTACTTCCGGCACTGTCATTAAGGTAATCATACCTACCCAAGCAGCATCAGACATGTATCTGACGTTGGGACTTTTTCTATAGAAGGTTTGTGTAGGATTCCATGTTTCTAATTCATAATCATCATCCTTCATTATAAAATGCCAAAACTCTCTATCAGTTATTAAAGAGTTTCTGAAGTTCTGACGTTCCAGTTCCGGCATTGAGAATCTATCATTGTCAACAACCATTTGGTGTTCTGCCCACTCAGCATACATTGATTTGTAATCCTTTGAGTAGAAATTCTGAATTTGAGGTAAGCTCTTAATAGTACTTGGATCCATCATCTGTTTACCTTCTTCAGAGTCTGGTTGCATTCCCATTTCCATTAACTTACCCTGTTGTTGTGCAGTTGCTTTTTGTATAAGAACTTCTTCAACTTCTTTATATTTCTCTTGCAACATCTCATTGGCACTCTGTTCATCCCTTGTTTCAAAAGTGATACGAGAGTATCTCTTAGAAAACTCATTGGTAAGAACATCAACAACTGTAGGAATAATAGGGTAGAATTTCAATTCAAGAGCAGATACATCCTCTTTGATAAGAGGTTCAATTACTTCAGAATAATCACTTTCGGCTATTATATAATCACTTTTTTCAATTTGAGCATTGGCCAGTTTATAGTTCTTGAGCATCTTACCTGCAACTCTTTTGAGTTGTCTCATACCAGTCCACTCAATATAATCCATGCACTGTGCTGTCCACTGTGGATCCTTTTCTTTCATTGGCAGCATCTGGTAGGGCTGGTATATACCACCAAGAGTCTTACCATATAATGGTTCAACTTTTGCTCCAGCCTTTAGCTGCATTGCATTTAACACTGCCATATATAAATAGCTTTAATTTTATCTAATGTTTTTGAAAGGATTACGATTTGCTTTCATCATATTCCCATTACCCGATCTACCAATATTTTGAAATAATGGTCTATCTGCCCCTTTAAATGTAACTAATTTTGACGGATTTTCCAATTTATCATCTGATCTTTCCACTTTCTTCCTCATTCTGCCAGCAGCTTGTAATATCTTTACATAGGCCATTAACAGTGCATAAGAGATTAATCGGTCAGCATTCATACCATCCTGATACACCTGCATCTCTTTAAGAACCATTGGATCAGTTATTCTCTCTACTCCATAATGTATCTTGGTAACATTTCCTTCCTCATCTCTTTCCTCATACATTACTTCCGATAATGAGTTAATTGCATATTCCAACAAAACTTTCCAAAGCCGGGGTGTCATTGTAATACCATATCTTTCATTGCCACTTAGTTTCATTTCTAACTCTTTGTCAAAAATCATCTCATCTTTAAAGACCAGATACTTCTGACGTTTCTTTGACCTCATGTAATTAATAAACCCAGGTTTGTTATTTTCACACAAGGCCCGAGCATTATAATATTCAACTAATCTTGATATGTATTCATTGGTTTCATTTGGATCATCAAAACGACCACACCAGTATGCAACAATCTTTCCACCTTCTATATGAGAGGTTACTTTTACTTCTGGTTTTTCCTGTACCGGCCTTTTAGAACTAACTGGTCCCCATTCAAGTTCAACGCCACCCTCTTTGCTTTTTGGAATCTGTTTTTTAAACACCTCCTCTGTAATAACTTCTGTATCCATCTTGTACATAACTATAGATGCCAAAGATGCAGATGTAGTTGTTTTACCAACTTCTACCGGGTCAATTGCACATATATAAGTTCCGTGAGAGGAGTTTTTTACAGGATGCTCATGTATGCAGACAATGCTTTTCTTGTCTGCTGTCTTCATTGGTAAAGGAAACTGATTAATTGGTCTTCTCTCAGAGGGCAATGCCTCTATCTCATTCTTGTTATTTCTAATCAGGTCAACGTATTCTATTGCATATTCATTTTCCTCAATACGTCTTAGTTGACTAGCTGTATGTTGAACCGGGAACTTTGAAATGCTTCTCATTGCAAATGCCTCTGCAATGTTTCTTGGTCTCTGAGAAACTTCGAGTTGGTATTTCTCCTCACTCATTGTTCTTCTCATTCTGTCAAACTCTTTATTGAGATATACAAGAGCTTCTTCTACTTTTGAATTACCAAACTCATCTGTAAAGTTTGTTTCTCCTTCACCAGTCAAACTCCACTGTTCAGGAATAAAAAGGGCTGTGATCCCGGTAGATCCATTTTCATCAAGGAGATCAGTTTCTATAGGATAAAAACCATTACTCTCAGGACTCATTATAAACTCTCTCAGAGGTTCGCATTGAGAAAGGTCACCTACTGACCCAGCTATTGTAAAAACACCGGTAACTGTAGTACCCTGCCTCATTGCCGATTTCATGTAACCGTATGTAATATCTGCAGTTGGTGCAACACCACCTTCTTCGTAGAACATTTCATTACAGGCACCACCTACACCAGATACAGGATCTTTATCAAAAGAGATACCGGTAATAGTTGCCATGGTACCAATCTCTACCTTACGACCATCCGGAGTTTTTGTTTCAACTTTCTGCTGCCAGGAGAATACCTTATCAGGAAAGTTACCACATGCCCATGCTGTATGTTTATTTGTAAAGTTGTGGTACTGGGTAAGGAACTTCCAGCAACCATTGGTAGAATCTATATACTTCTTATCAGATGCACCTATCTTGGCCACAAAACCTTCCTCAAAGATGTACTTGTTGTAGAGCTTGGCTATATGAAAATAAGAAGAAGCCATCTGCCTCTTCTTAACTATGGCAACATTCATGCCATGTAATTCTGCCAGAAACTCATAGAGAGCCATGTGATACTGTACATCTCTAAGGCCAGGAAACTCAAACTTTGTACGTACTGTATTATAGATCTGTAAGAAGTTCAACCAGTGATACAGAAACCTCGGAAGATACCATACCTGCCCCCGGCTACCTTTTATAATAACACCTTTCCTACACTTCTCTCGTTCACTATCCCAGTAATCTATGTAATCTCTTGACATTCTTGGAGCATCACAAAACATACCTTTTGCCATAAATGCTCTGGCATGTTTGCTGAACTCTTCAATTGCTACCTGATCAAAATCATATTTACCCGGTACTTTAAAGAGACCTTTTACAAAGTCTCTGAACTCTTCTTTAGTCTCAAACCGAGTATACCCCCAGCTACCATCTTCCTCTCTTGTCGGTATGTTTCTATATAGAATGCTCATTTTTTACTTTTACTCAATGTACTTAATTATGAATTGTAAGTACATTATTTATCTTTGTTATATTTTTGAACAGATTCATTTGCAATCCTTTTTCTACAGTATACCAATCATCCTCTCTTCTTATTTTTGGTTGAATACCCGGTATTCCTATCTGCTTGGCTGCTTCTGTTAAAATACAAAAATTACCCCAATCGATATAAGACATCTTCATTTCTGTAATTAATACACAGTGTCCACATAAATGATTAATAGAATCCCAATAACAAAAATCAGCTTTTGTTTCAGATAACCTTTTAAGAATAAGTTCAACTGCCCAAGACAGATAATAGTCTTGGATAGATGTTTGTATTATATATTGTGTAGTAACAAGATTGTTTATTGCATCTAATCTATTCAAACAGGCATTATCATTATTAACTTCTGTTTCAAAATATTTTACTCTTGGATCATTATAACTATTTGCCCAAGTTCTCATCTCTGAAGATGCACCATTGTGGTAAATGATCAGTTCCCAGTTTGGGTCACTTTGCATAATTAATGAATCAAGTAATGGTCGATTACTAAGAATTTCATTAAATGCTAATGCTACAAATGTTACTTTCATTTTTATCTATTTTATAACCAAATTTTCTTTTCATCCTGACATTCGTTAAATGTTCTATAGTGATCTTCCCATCTACTCTCTGCCCTAAAGTTTGCATTTTTTTGAGCAATGTCTGCCCTACCTTTTTTTGTTTTTTTTATATAATTTTCCATTGTTCTTGTAATACAATGTTTGATATATGCAACATCATTAATAAAAGGACAAAGAGCACCATGTAATAATTTACCTGATGTATTAACAATTCCATTTAAAATATAATGAGGATCATTTGGTACTCTTGATATGTACTCAGGTTTTACAATAGATTTTATATGACTATTAATTGGATCAGTAAATTTACAGTGTCTATTATAATCAGCATGTGAAACATGTGTTTCTATATCAGAAGAACCAAAACATAACCAGTTAATACCAATACCTAAATGTTGTTCATATTCAGCAAGAAAGTCTTTAATGTTATTGTGCTTTTTAAGAATCAAGTATTCATCGGAATCAAAAAAGCCTATCCATTTATATTCATTCTTGAAGCGAGAAGCACAATCATAATATGCCTTCATTTGGTTACCTGGCCAAACAGATGGCCATTTACAAACAATTACGTTAGGATTTTCTGAAGTAACTGGCTCTACAGATTCATTGTCATAAATAATAATTGTATCTGCTCCCAGCTTTAAATAGTAATCTATAAACTCAGGAATCATTTCCGGTTCATCTTTTACTATAAGACAGATTGCTACTTTTTCTTTCATTAGTTTTTTACGTTTAGTATTCTGTTGAGTTTCATTTTCTTCTTTACAAGATTGGAAGCCATTACATCTTCTATAAATAAACCATCTGCCATATATGCATCAGGATGTTTGATACCTACCTTTCTTGCAATGTGTGATTTCAAAGCAAAGTTACTCCAATCCATTTTACCACGAACAGGTTCTGCATTTAAGATACCATAGCCAAATGAGTGATGTATACATGGCCAGTAGATCAGGTCATTAGATTTTAACTCCTCTATGATATCAACTGTTATTGGTAAGTAGTACTCCTGGATAGTGGTCTGTATAACAAATTCTGTGTCAACCATCTTGAGTGCTTCCATTCGGTTGTAGCAGCCCCAGGAACCCTTGTTCTCTTCATTCTCTATGTACTGTATCCTCTCATCACCAAAGGCCTCAAAGATGGCTCTCATTTCAGGATTAGGTCCATCATGCCATATAATTGCTTTCCAGTTAGGATTCTTCATACACTTGAGCATACCTATGAACATGTATGGTTCCCATTGTTCCTTATAGGTAATTACTACAAATGTTACTATTGGTTTACCGTTACTCATAAGTTTTAGTTTCTTTATAACCTACTTGCTGATGGAAAGGTATTACCCTGTCACCTTTTACTTTAGCATGTTCCTCTTTGAGGACATTCTCCAGCTTGTTGAAGTTTTCCCAGTAAGTAGATAACTCTTTAAGCATAGCTCTTATCTCACTGGCATTACCGTCTTTACCAGTAGTGATCTCTTCTTCATCAAGGAACCTACCCACTTTATCCAGCATCTTCTTAGCACCTAAGAATGTTCTGAGCACCGGTGTTTCATAAAGTTTTTTGCACCTGTTTACTGTATCTAATATGACCTCATTTTCCAAAGAGAATGTAAGAGGTGCCAGATCGGACATAACAACATCTTCTCTTTCATCCTCTGGGAGGTTAACATATGGGTTGACTGTACCATCAGGACAAGTAGTAAAGAAGATGTATTTGTAGATCTGTATGTAATTATCTGGGTATAGCTTCATTATACGTTCCAGCCAGGGTATTGCATAACAAGCATGACTTGGAGTAAGCTTACGGTCTTCAACATCAAAAAGATTTATCAGCATGATATTTGTTTAGTATTTTCATTATTCTTTTGGCAGCTCTCTTGTGAGCATCTGCTTCTGTTCTTAAATCATCTTTCTCTTTAAGGATATCTTCAAGAGTTCCTTGATCAAAAGAAACACTGTCTCTTAACCACAATAAGTAATCAGCAATTTCCAAATTTCTCTGAATTGCTCTTTTTAACCGCCATATTTTTATTGTTGTCTTTAGCATGTTGCTTCTGGGTATTCATTTAGTTCTGATGGTTCTGCAGATGCATTGCTTGGGTGAGATACTATCCATAACATCTTAGCCAGTGCTTTCTTTACATCTACTTCATCGTACAACTTTCTACCATTTACGATATAAGGTGTCATTGTTCCTACTATTTCTTCTATCATTTCAAAAGAGATTTAATAACTTGTTTACGGACCTTGTTCCATTTAATAAGATCGTATTCCTCTTTTACCCACTTACTCATTTTCTCTCCCATCTCTTTGACGTACTCAGGATTTTTGATACAGTACTTAATATGTTTGATCCAGTCGTCCGGAGTTTCTACCCACATGATTCCTTCTTTACCATATAGGGCACTGTAAGGAAGAACCTTTGAGCAGATTACTGGTATACCTTTACAACCAGCCTCAATGATCTTCAGTTCACTCTTATGATTGTTCCAGTCGTTATCAACAAGAGGGATCAAAGCAACATCTGCCTGGTCATAGTAATCAATATAGTTTTCAAGATCTGTAGAAGGAAGTATTCTGTAAGAACCTGTTTCTGCAAAGATTGCTTTCATCTTATCCCAAACATCATGTAAGGTAACCATCTTAGGTGTCTTTGTATCAACCTCTTCTTTGGTAGTATATCTTGGAACAACAGTTGGTTCATAGCCGGCCAGCACAAACTCTGCATTGTTTTTGATAAAAGGATCACTACCAATTCTTTTAAACTTACCTCTGAGCATTTCTACATCAGGTAAGTGAGATGAGCCGGCAACATAGATAAATGTCATTTTATCATGGGGGATCGGATTAGGTACATAGTTCTCATGACCAAAAGGAAGAGCATTTGGAATTACTATAGTACTCTTGTTGTACTCTCGGATTTTCTGCTGCAGTTTCAAAGTGGTACAGATAACCAGGTCGGCAAGTTTGATATTGTCAATAACCCTTTGTCCACTTTTACGTTGTTGCCAGATGTCATAGAAGAAATGACTCTTTGGTAAATCCCATGAGTCATCTACATCTACTATTATTTTTGTACCCTTGGCTTTGAGCATTTTGATCTGGTCAGTTTCCATAGCAATGAACTTGCTGTAAAGCAATATATCACCATCTATTTTATGCTCATCCTGAACAATCCACAACATCTCTACCTGATCTGTTTCATTCCATGACATAAACTCCATAGGACTAATCAGCCTATGATATGCAATACCTGACTTTGCCTGTACTATGAACTGTAGCTTCATTTAATTAGTTTTTGCCTGTTATCTTTTAACCAGTTTATTATTGCATGTATTTCCTTTCTGAGATACGGTACTTCTATTTCTTCTATCTCTTTGACGATAAAGTTACCCTGCTCATCTTTTTTGTAAATAGGATAACCATGTTGATCTTCACTTTCTATCTCAAACTTTACATGTTCTATAAACATCTGACCGGCAGTGAGATTGGGATTGTGTCTGAGTATCATGTACATGTAAATAGAAAGCTGCAGAGCATAGTGGTAGAAGTGACAATCTTCCAGATGTTTTACCGGCCCTGTCATCATCTTTATTATTCCTTCCCAGTTGACAAAAGCCTTACGTTTTATCTCCTTTGAGGTTTTGTAATCTTTGATGTAAACCTTTGCTTCTTTTACCTCTACATAATCAGACTGACCACAGATACCTTCTGATTTCAGATACACAAGATGTTCCGGGTATATCCCTTCAATAAGTGTTTGATCAGGTGCATACTTTACCCCATCTCTCATATCCGGTTTGAATATGTTCAAAGCTCTCTTCTCATAGAGGGCATCTTCCCTCATTTTGTGGTACCAGCTACCAAGTTCTGTTGATCTGATACGTTCAGTATCCCATGCTTCCAGTATCTCTTGAGGAGTCATACCGTACCATTTGTTTGGATACTTTGCAGTAGGTTTCTTCTGAGAACATTTAAGAGCAGTTGCCTCTGAGTCAAACTTTTCATGAAGATGTCCGACAAGAGTAGTCACACCCAACCACTTAATGTCGTCAGGTATGATCGATGTATAAAAATGCCCATCTTCTATAAACTTGATCATTTTTTATGATTGTTTAATTGTTTCCAGAGATCATGTTCCTTTTCAGATATTGGTTGCCAACTAATAAGTTGCTTTTGCAATATTTTAGCAGCAGTAAATGGATGTATGTCAACTACTGTCTCATTCCAGTACTCTGAATTTTTTGAACTGTTTGTGTTTGCATACAGCACCCACCAATATAGTTTCGGCTCCATCTATTTTATTTTAACAATCATATCCCTTTCTGCGTATACCAGATATTCTGCCTCACCGTCAATGATCTTTGCACCAAAGCCACCAGGGTAGACATATACTACATCACCTACTGCTACTACAGGAGTACGACCTTCTTTGTTAGTACCTACAGATTTTACAAGGGCTTTGACCAGCATGTTTTCATTCAGCTCAATCTGTTGCTTGATGTGTTCCGGTACATAGATGCCGCTTTTCTTTTCTTTCTCCGGCTCTGATATATGTACAACTATTACTGTGTCAAGCAATGCATCAAATGGTATTTCAAACATTTGTGCTTGCTGAAAAGTTGCTTTCTTCTTCTTAGGATTTAACTCCTGCATTGGTATTATAATATTATCCATAATGTTATTTACGATTTTCGAATTGTTTATTGTAAGCAATTTTGTTTATTTCTAGTTCCTGTTCCTGTGTCATTACCGGTACCCAAAGTGAAATACCTCTTGGTTCCCCTATAGCAGGGTCTACATCTCCAAGATAGCATTGAGCACTCATTGCGTGTGTCTTTGCATACAGATCACAGCCACAACCACCACAACTTTCTTTTCCTTTAAAGACAGCTTTTTCACTCTGACCTTTTGGATCATGAAAGCTACACTGATTTGTTCTGCAGATCTCTAATCTTCTAAGTGCTTCATTCTTTACTTCCTGATTACAGGAAACATAAGCATTATAGAAACCTTCCATAATAGTGCCCTTGTTATTCCAGGCTGCTTGTAGTTTTTCCTTCAGATTCATTTTGAGCTTCTTTGTTTTTGTAATACTCTTGTTTGTGTTTTTTGACTTTATGTTTCCTTGCCTCCTGCTCTTCCCACTTCGGCAACACACTTTCAAAGAGGGTAAGTTTTTCTTCATAATCACGAATAGATCCTTCTGCTCTGCACAATGGTAAATTCTGTTTTATAGTCTGAATCTGATCTTTTATCTCCCATCCTTTGATAGTCATTGTACCTAATCCTCTTAAAGTTACATTAAGGTGTTCCATGTTAGATAATATCTTTTTTATCTCTTTGACATAGAACGAATACATCAATGCAAAATGTTCTTCAGGTAGTCCAAGCTCCTTTGCAGTTTCCGGGATCAAATCTTTTACTTTAGTTGGTACCATTTACTTTTTCTGGACTAAAACACTTTATATCAACTAATACATTTCCCCTGTTCTGTATTTTAAGATCAGGGTGAATACGAAGCAGCTTTTTATTCTTACCCTCTTTTACAATAAGACCTTTGTCCTGCAAACGAGTAATAGCATTCCTGCTACTTTGAATACTTTGAAAGATGCCACGTTCTGTAAGCATCTCACAAAATGGCAGAAGTTCTGCACTTCCTAATGTACCCAATAGTGTCAGGCAATCAAGAAGTGCAGGACTAATGTTAGGAGTTTTCTGGATATAACAATGCACCATGAACTGAAAGCGAATAATATCTGCTTTCTCCATGTTTGGTATTGTCTTATTCCATTTTACTACTTGTACTTCGGCCATTGTTGGTTCCTGTTTTAATATTATTCTTTTTCATTTTTACTTACACTGCCAAGTTTCAAATTCTCTACATCATCATATACCTCCCGGTATTCTTTCTTTTCACCCCCTTCTGAATATCTAGTACCGGTAAGTATAAAATTCTGATCCTCCTTTATGATCTTTGACCAAGTGCCATCACCATTCTGCTTACGACCTATCTCATCATAAATGGTATAGCCCATGCTTTCAATGATGTCATATTCAAACTCTCTTAGTTCATTAATCATAAAATGAAATTACATTAGTGGGTGATCAAAACCTTCTTGTTCAGTAGCAGTTGATTGTTTTCCTGCTTCTGCAGCTTGCCTTTGCATTTCTGCAATATTGGCTTCTGCCTGTTTGCGATACTCTTCCTGTTGTTCAGGAGTCATTGCATCCCATTCAGCTTTCATCTGCTCTTCCTGTTCGTGTCTTTTCTTAGCTTCATCCTGGCCAGCTTTCCACTGACTTAGATAACCAATAGCTTCCAACTCACGAACCTGCAATTCCAAATGTGCAACTTTCCTCTCAGAGAAACTGAAAGCAAGTTTTTCATACTCATCCTGCATTTTCATAAAAGGCAAGTTCTCTTCGTAGAACTTCATTGTCTCTTCTTTAGTCATTGGAGTCTTTTGTTCCTGTGACTGTTCAGGACCTTGATTGAACTGTTCCCTGATACCCGGCTTCTTTAGTTTTTTGTTTTCCATAAACTATTTTTTCTTTTTGTTATATTTACTATGATAATTACGATTGTATTCTTTTTCAGCTAATATGCAACCTTCACATCTGCAACCTCGTTTATATGCAGCTCTTGATGGACATTTTATTCTTTTTGTTTTAGGTGCTCTTTTATTACATAAAGAATGAGAAAATGCAATATTATCTATTGAGTAAAATAATTTTTTAGGGTCATCTCCCCCTATCCAATTTTCTTTATGATCAATTGTAAAATCTTCTATTGTATTTATTTTTTCTCCACACCTGTAACAAATATCTTTTTTTAACTCTTTTATAAAATGAAACAATAGTGTTCTATGTAATTCATTTCTTGCATATGTAAAAGACCTTCCTAATAATTGCTTTCTTTTAGAATTATTTGTCATAATACATTTTAAGTTTAAAATATAAACATACTATGTTTAAACTTTTATTGTGTAAAGGTATAACTATTTCTGAAATAACAATATCTTTGTTGAAAATATTTTACATGGGGTTTGCTATATTTATTCTTGTTGTCTGTATAATAGCTTTGATAGGATTGTGTAACAGTGGTTCTTCTGGTAGTACTACAAAAGATAAATACAGTTATACTCCACCACCAACTCCACCAACTCTATTGGTACCTAAACCAGAAAAGAAACAAGATGAAATGGCAAAAGCAAGAAGCAGGTTCAAAGCAATAGAACGTAACAGAAAACATACTGTTACTGTACAGGCAAAGAGGATTGTAAAGAAACCTTTGGATTGGTTTGTTGTAAAGAAGGCCCAGGATCAGATCAGTGAGGCAGAGAAATTAATTGTGCAGGAGCTGAACAAATACAAAGTAGACTGGTAC